GCATGCAGAAGGTGCATCATGGCTAGGCTGCCTTGCTCACGTTGGTAAGCGCCGATCGAACTTCGGCAAGATCCGGCAATGTGTAGTAAACATCAACCTGCCGCGGGCTGGCAATACACGCCTGGCCCAGGGGAGCAATGCGTTCCAAATTGCTGATGTCTTGCAAGCTGGCGTTGCTGATGTAGATTCGGTTGTCGCGTCGAAAATACTGCATGATATGCTCCTGTTGTATCACTAGTTACAAAGGCAATTTAACACGGTATTGCATGCAAGTCAACTGCTATGACAGCATCTGAAAGATTTTTGAATTTGCCACACGTTCCGCTTTTTCATGCAGTTCACCATGGCATCCCAGCTGCTCATCTGCCCATTTTGTGACAAGGGGATTGGGGCAGGCAAACGGTCGGTCTGCCAGTAGGAGCGAGATAGCTTGGTCAATACATTGGACTCCCAAGTGCTGCACCCATAATGCCAACGCAGCCGCCGTGCTGCGACTTACACCTGCTTCACAGTGAACCAATACCACAGCATCGGCAGGCAGAGTTCTTCCCCAATCTAAGATTTTCTTCACATGCTGGGGCGTGGGGCTGTTGATTTCGTGCTCGTCCAGGTTATCTTCAAAATGAAGCAATAACCAGTTTTCGCGATTGAAATTGGGGTGCAGAAAAGGTCGTCGGCCAGGATCCAACAAACTCAAAATATGAGTTACGCCCAGTTTACTGGTTCTGCGACTCACTACACTGCGTTGACATACGTGTATTTTCATGATGGGATGGTAACATGTTGCCGTGAGATGTCAAGCATAGCTGCCTATATGCATTTACTGCCACAGACCAATCGCGACTTTTTTCCTGATATATAGCGCCTGCATCCAAGGCCCGCAGTGCTTCAAACATTTCATCACTTAAAAACGTGGGAACTACTGCCATGTGACGTTCCTCCAATAGTCGCAACAAACTTTCCACAATGTCAGAAGCTCGACCTGGATGAACTCCCCCTGCCACTATTAAATGAGCTTCCAGCAGATCTCCAAGCCATGCGTTCATGTGGCATTCATCTCCAGGGGGTCTATCTCGTTTACATGAAGGATGCAGCCTTTGTCGCTGTTGGTGCAAAAAATCCAATCGCCCACCGCAAAGCGTTCACGCACATCTTCAAAATAGCCTCGTGTGTTGACGGTTCTGGCGGTGTCCTCAAGAGTGTTGTATTGCCACCAAGTGTTGGTGCCCACTCGCTGAACTTTGCGAAAGTTTTTGGATTCAAATGCCATGTCTATGCTCCTGCTTTCTATTATATAGCCCAATACAAATGGCTATACCAGCGGAGATTGGGATTTTATTTCATAAGGTCGGGATTTTCGCGGGCCCACATGCGCATGATTTCGCCAGCCACGCTGTTGGCTTCATTTTCTTGCGGGCTGCCTGTTTTGCCGCTGTCACGCCCCAATTGACCCAGTTGATTCTGTCGGGCATGCACCAGTTCATGAGCCAGGCTGCGCTGCACATCGGCTATGTGACGGTTTTCATAACTGACTCTCACACTGTTTTCTCGAGTGTTGTAATAGGCAAAAGTGGACTGATCACCCATGCCCGACAGTTTTTTCACCAACGTCACACGAGGCATGCGATCCAGGCCCAGATGTTGCTGACAGAATTTCAAAAAGGGCGAGATATATTCTCGGATTTGGTCTAGGGAATAGAGTTGGTGTTCGCGCATCAGGTATTTATCGGCAACAAGATCCTGGCACATGGTTGAATTTCACACAAGGTTAACATAACCTTGGATATCATGCGCGGCATGATATTTAAACAATGGAGCAAAACATGACAACTTCTACCCGTACCCCAGTTCGCACCCGCATCCTGGAATACTTCAACCGCGACACCAACCGCACACTGAGCACTGCTCAGGCCCAGACCTTCTTCAAGATCAAGAACGTCAGCGCCCGTATCAGCGAGTTGCGTGCAGACGGTCATGATATCCGCACTACCATGAAGCAAGGGCGTGACGGCGTTGAGCGAGCTGTTTACAGCCTGGTTCCTGCCGCAGTGGGCCGCCGCAAGGCTCGCACTGGTAGCCGTCGCTAACATACCGCGACGTCTTCGAGTGAGAAACCCCGGGTAAATCCCGGGGTTCTTCTTGACTGACATCACACGCAAGCCTACACTCCCACAACAACACATAGTGACACGATATGGTGGTATTGGCCCACTTGGGGAAGGGATGCTGGCGCATCAGGAACCCAAACAAATGAGCGCATCACTCGCTCGACCGGGAAGTATCAGCTGCCTGCCGCGAACAAAATGTCGCCAGCTCGAGCCCGGAATACGCAATGCCTGTGCAGAAGGGGCATTGCAAAATCATCACACCACGTGAAGCGTGGGCTACAAGGGATGGCTCTAACTGTCGTAGTTAACCATCAGGAGTTTCACAGGTTGAACGGTATCCTGTGAAACTTCGCCGCTGCTGGATCTAATTTAGATCCGAGATAGCATGTTATCGGGGTACAGAGCAACCGCCCCGGGCTGAAAGGCCGGCATGAAAATCGTTCATGGAAACTGCCTTATACGCAGAATTGCATTTTCTTATCTCCTGGTTCATGCCGGGAGATATGTTCATGGCTCCAACCTTACCGCAATGTATCAGATAGATAATTAAAAAATATATGGGGCGCGGGACCGACTAGGTCCAGCCCCATATAAGTCCAAGCGGCTGAGCTTGGACTTTCAGTCCTGGGTAGTCATGGCACGAACCCATTGAGTCTGAACATAGCTCTTGCCCTGGGCTTTGGGCATACCAAAAACCAAGCCACACATGATTTCGCAATATTCCTGTGTGCGACCTTGAGATGCCATTTTGCGGATCCAGTCACGAACCAAAACCGTGCGAGCAACACCGGTCTTGGCAACAACAGTTGCCCGTGGTGGTTCTGCCGCGGGGGGCAACACAACCTTGGGTGCTGCGGCCGGGTTAATAACCGGCTCATGAACTTTGCGACCGTTGATGCCCACAATGTAATGTTGGCTGGCGCGGCTCACTTTTCCACCACCAGCACGTTTGTGAACAGCCAGCACTGCGCCAGCCTGGATCTTGATGTGGTGTTTTTCGCCAACTTGTATCTTTGCCCCGGTGCTGGTGATATATTCGTAGGTATTGCCCCGTGCATACACCACATCTTCAGTGTGGCAACGCTGGCCATTGCCACCCAGCGCCACACAAACTCGCTGCCAGCCGCGATCGTGGTTGCTGCCCAGTTCGGGCTTGGCATAACAAACAAGGTGCGCAATCTCATGCGGCACACAATCGTTGAGGATGTGCTGGTATCCGTCGCCCGCAATCATGTCACAGTTGAAGCGCAAACACAGATCATGGGCTTTGCCGCCGTTGATGAAACGATTGCGTTTGCAGCAGGCCATGCCAGCAACGCGGCCACGCAGGTTAAACAAAATAGCCGTTTTGCTGAGATCCACACCATACAGTGCCTGGGCCTTGCGAAAAATTTCATCGCAGCGAATTTCAATGGCTCGGCGGCGGGCAACAACATCGGTCATTAAGCGCTCCTTGGCAACAGTGTCTCTCTATACCGTCATAATAGCATATCGAAAGGTCACGTCAACCAAAAATGCGGCGCCACCAGGATTTCTTGGGGTTTGTGTCCATGGGGTGGGTGCTGGTGCCAGTATCTGGGGTCTGGGAATTTCTCTTGAGGGCTTGATCCACGTAACCCTGCAAGCGTGACTGATAGACCGCGATGTTGCTTAGTGGCCCAGTGACTGAGAGTTTAATCACCATGCCCTGATCAGCCTGGCCGTCGACTCCATGGCAACTAAGCACTTCCACGTTGACCTGGCATTCCACGGCATCCTGAAAAATTTTCTCAATCATGCTGAATTGAAATCTGGGCATGATCGTGACGGTCAAAATTTGAGAATGGGAGCTAGCAAAGCGTTGATAAACAACTCGGTTCTTATAGACAACCTTCTCCACCACACGTTCATTGCCTAGGCTGCCCAGGAGTTTTTCCAGACCCTGGTTTGCCACCAGGCGGCGGGCAGCGTTCAAGGCAGCCTGAGCTTCGCCTGCACCGGTTTCCGGGCGAAGAGCCAGCGCGAGAATGCTGAGAAACTTGTTATCCATATCAGGTTCTCCAGCCGCCAACAGGGCTCCAGGCCCAAATGCAAACGTCTCCTGTGTGTTTTACCATGGTCAAGGTGCATTCAAACCCAGTGGCCACCGCCCGCTCGCGCGCGGCCGCGACACTGTTGCCCTGATAAACCACGTTTCCAAAATTAGTCATGGTCACGGTGATCTGCATGCTAGGTTCCTCAGCGTTGGGTTTCGTTCTGGATAGCATTGGCAACATCGCAAAGCTGTCCCCAAATAATTTGGGCGGACTCGTCTTGAGGATCGGCATGCTGAAAATGCTCAGTGAGCTCTTCAAAGCGCAGTTCCAAAGCGCTGACGTCCTGGAACAGTGTGGTGTTTTCAGTATCAAACATGCCTGCTTCCTTGCTCTATGATGCCATAATAGCATGAGCGCAGGATTTGTCGACCACAATGGCACTGGTTTTTGGGGAAAAATATCGCAGGGTTGGGCGTATGTGTGTAGCAGAGGCAGCCACGAACAACACGACAGACGCTGTTTTGTGCTAACTTGTTGAAGTCATTGACCAGCTAAGCCTTTGATATCATTATCCAGCACCTTGTTTTTGGTCGACATGCAGGCTCTTTATGCTAATATGCGTTTATAGACATTGGGAGACGTGCTCATGGGCTATCGCGTTATAGGCAAGCTGGATCCCAAGTGGCAGCCTCGCAGCGGTCTAGAAGGGCCGTTTCACTATGCAAATGGACGTGTGCTCTACTATGATCCCCGCGCTGGGTGTTATTGGGATCCCACCACGGACTGGTATCTCGACAACCTCGAGGTGGCACAGTTGGAGAAATACTGAAATTTTTGGTTGACAGATCGGCAGCTTGTGCTAGGATGATGACATGACGGAAACCACTGTTGTCAAGCGGCGCCGCCGCGTGGATACCAACCACATCGTCTATGCCCTGGAATGCCGGGGTGAGATTTATGTGGGCGTCACTGTTGTGGATCGCGGCAGTGTCAAGAAAAGCCTGGAACGACGCTGGCGCAAGCATGTCAATCGAGCCCTGGGTGAAGACAAGACGTGGCGGTTGTGTGAGGCAATTCGCAAGCACGGAGCGCAGGCGTTTACCGCTCGCGTGTTGGAAAAAGTGCGCGGCAAGAGAGCCGCTCATGAGCGCGAACGAGTGCTGATGGCTGAAATGCAGCCGGTTTTGAACACTGACGTGCGTAAACCTCGCGTCAAGGCTTGACATCACAGTGACATAGTGTATGCTGGCAAGGTAATGGAGAATAACATGAAGAATGCTGCCGACGTTGTGATTGCCCTGCAAAATACCCCGGGCCGCCTGGACAAAGAGCAGATCCTCCGTGATGCCTGGAAATTGGGCATCACGGAGTTTTTTGCGGGCGCCAAATTGGCTTACGACGCCATGGTGACTTTTGGTGTGAAAAAAGTTCCTCTCATTGCTGAGCCTGACGCAGTGGGGTTCAAACCCACCGGCACTGATGCGGGCTTTGTGAGCCTGTGCCAGAACCTCATCACACGCCGGCTCACAGGCAATGCTGCACGAGACACCCTCAGCGCGGCGGCAGACACATATACTCAGCACATCTGGAACAATTTCTGCCGCCGAGTGATTTTGAAGGACCTCAAGTGCGGTGTAACCGAAGCCACCATCAACAAGGTGCTGGCGGAAATGGGCAAACCGGGCCGTGCATACGAAATTCCAGTGTTCAGCTGCCAGTTGGCCAAGAACGGCGATGACCTACCCAAGAAGGTAAGCGGCATCAAGATGTTGGATATCAAAATGGACGGGGTTAGGCTTTTGACTGTGCTGGACAAACAGGCGGGCACTGTGACGCAGTTCACTCGCAACGGCAAAGTCAACGAAAACTTCACAGATTTGACTGCCATGCTGGCGCGTCTGCTGCCGGTGCTCACACAGAGCATGGTGCTGGATGGCGAGGTGGTGAGCAGCAACTTCCAAGCACTCATGACGCAGGTCAACCGCAAGAGCGATGTGGACACCAGCGACAGCCACTTGGCACTGTTTGATATTATCCCACTTTCAGACTTTCTGGCTGGCGAATGCAAAATCAGCCAGAAGGATCGACACGACTTGTTGGTGGGATTGACTGAAGCCATCCGCAAGGTGGCTGGTGATCGTGTGTATGTGATCCCCAAGCTCACAGTGGATTTGAACACAACTGCGGGGCAAAAGGCGTTTCAAGAATTCAACCGCGAAACTGTCATGGCAGGATATGAGGGCATCATGGTAAAGGATCCCGATGCCAGCTACCGCACCAAACGCACCGACGGCTGGCTCAAAATCAAGCCCAGCGTGACTTTTGATCTGGAGATTGTGGGGGTGGAAATCGGCACACCAGGTACCAAGTTTGCCAATACCATGGGCAATTTGATCTGCCGCGGCGAGGACCAAGGCAAGATTATCGAGACCAGCGTGGGTAGCGGATTCAGCGAAGAACTGCGCGAGGAGATCTGGGCCAATCGAGACAAGCTTGTGGGCCGCATTGTGGAGATCAAATGCGACGTGCTTACTCAGAACCGCAACAGCGATATCTGGAGCATGCGTTTCCCAGTGTTTATGCAGTTCCGAGGCTGGGAACCCGGCGAGAAGCTGTGATGCCATTGGCAGCAAAGATGCCTCTGCCGCCACAAGATGAAGTAATTGCCGATTGGATAAAGCGTCTCCAGCAAACCTGCATCTTTGTGACCCTGGCGGGGGATTGTTATGAGATTGAAACATGGTGCTACAAATACAGTGAGTCACCTTGGATTCGATTTACTGCCAATATATTTGTGTTTGAATCAGCTGAGGATGCCATGATGGCCAGTTTGATATAGTCCTGATGCAGGATAGTAGAGAAACTTTTCGCCAAATGAATTTGCCCCTTTACCTGCCTGCAAACGACAACGACGGGCGTGCAAATTGGCATGAGGCCCGCATGAGAAAGCACACATTGGCAGAATTTTACCTCATTGAACAATGGTGCAAACAAAATCTTGCCACAAGCCATTGGGAAGGCTACAGAGAATGGGGCTGGGACGTGTGGAGATTTCAGAATGCCGCTGATTTCCTGATGTTTGAGCTTACATGGGGATAAAGCCTTGGCGTTTCCCTGTGCGCGACAAAGCATCCCTGCGGGAGATTACAGCCTGGTGTCGCGCCAACATGGGCCGCAGTCACGGAGAGATCAGCGATTGGTGGGTGGGTCATAGTCAACAAGAGCATGACATACCCGGATTGGGAATTACGGTAAGTTTTGAAACTGCGGTTTTTATTCGCAATCGCAGGTTTGCCATGTTAGCATTGTTGCGTTGGGGATAACATGAACACAAGGCCAGATCTGATAAATTGGGTGCGCAGTCACTGTGTGGATATTCCCCAGGGTCATAGTGAAAAGCGGATTGAAATGCTGAATTGGTGCAGGGAAAACATAGGTGAAGATCGCTGTGGTCATCCCATGCGTGAAGCACAAGAGGGTTGGATAGATTACTGTGAAGGCGATTGGGCATTTGAAGACAATAGTTTTTGGTTTTCACGCAAACAAGACATGATGAAGTTTATGTTGACCGTATTATGACTTGTATACAGAAGCCATATCGCTTGCAACTCGGCAAGTATCTTTACCTCTGCCCGGAACCCTGGATCAAGTTTGTGCAAACTGTGAACCCCACTGGCCATATGGAAAATCAGGTAGACTTGGCATTGCGTGATGTCTATCATGCACGTTTGGTGAACCATGTTGTAAAGTTTGACAGTCGCGAGGACTACATGATGTTCCTGATGAATTGGAGTTAGCATGGGTAGATTCATCATCTGGAGTGACTACAAGAACATCAACAGCGAATCCAGCCGCTGGGTTTTGCCTCGCAGCATGACCACTCAGTTGGATTTCCGTAACGGTGACATTGTACCCAACCCTTGGTTTCCGCACTGCGTGCGACTGAACCTGCGAGCACAATATCCCCAGGTTGACGAAGCTGATTTATGTGTTACATTACGTAGGTGGTGCGAACAGCACTGCCAAGGTGATGTGTTTTTGCCCTATGGCACAACCAGCCATCCCATCTTTGCGTTTGAGTTAGACACTGATGTCATGAGTTTCGGTCTCACATGGCAGGATTTTATAATGGAACAAATATAGTGACACAGCGTTTGGGTTTTGCCTGCAAGTTTATTCCCATGCTGGCCGAGCATGACGTCAAACAGCTCAATGCCACCAGCACCACTGTGGCCTGGCTCAATCGCCAGAAACAAAACATTGCCGAACAGAAGCTGTGGGACATTGCACACCACAACTGTGATGCCTATGGCCGAGTATTTGAAATCATGGCCACATGGCCCCAGCACCTCAAAATGCTCCGCTTGGGATCGGAAATGTTGCCAATGTATACCGAATCCACATGGCGTTACTTTTGGCAACTGCCTCATGTCAAGACGGCTGTGTCAGACAAGTTGAAAAAACTGGGCGACCTGGCTCGTGAGCATGACATACGACTGAGCTTTCATCCTGGACAATTTTGTTGTGTTGCAAGTGACCGACCTGATGTGGTTGAGCGCAGCATTGAAGAGTTTGAGTATCATGCCGATGTGGCTCGCATGATGGGCTATGGCAGTTCATGGCATGATCACGGTTACAAAATCAATATCCACATCAGCGGTCGGCTGGGTCCTGCAGGGATGCTTGCCAGCATTCAGCGTCTCAGCACCGAAGCCCGCAACCTCATCTCCATCGAGAATGACGAGATGAGTTGGGGATTGGACGACACTTTGAAGCTGGCTCAGCACACTGCACTGGTGTTGGATGTGCATCATCACTTTGTCAAAACTGGCGCTTATATAAGTCCCACTGATGATCGTGTGAAAATTGTGGAAGACAGCTGGCGCGGAGTGCGTCCCACCCTGCACTACAGCTTGCCTATTTCGGGCACGCCACATGTCACAGCTCGAGGTACCCGCAATACCACAAAACTTCGTGCTCACAGTGACATGTGTTGGCACCCTGGTGTGAACGATTACGTGCTGAAGTTTTGGGATCGTTTCGACATAATGGTCGAGGCAAAAAACAAGAACTTGGCACAACATCAACTTTATGAGCAAGCGCTAAATACCGGACATATCAAGAGGCCACAACCACATGAGAATAACACAACTGGCGGATAGTCAACAACTTTGGAATCTCAAGGCAGCTTCGGGCATGAGCGAGCCAGTGAGACTCAGCATGGATGCCAAGCTGGCTCAGGATCTTTGCATGCAGTATTGCAATGGTCTCAGCAAAATGACACGTCAGTTTCCTGCATGCGAACACACACAGCGCATAGCTGGTTTGATAGCCGATCTCAGCCATGAACTGGTTGCCATGTTTGGCAGCAATATCCTGGAACAACACAGCGAGAGTGATGCAGTAAACGAATACACAGTGAGCCTGGAAAAAAACCTCACCAATCCCGAATGGCATGATGGTCGGTTGACTCACCTGCTGCGAGATGCGGAAAAGAGTATTGCCAAAAAGTATGGCACTGATACTCAGCGTCTACATGCTGCTTTTATTCAAACTCACAACAAGAGTCCCTATCAGTATTACCGAGATCAGCAACGCGGCTGATCTCTGTCATTTATAATGAAAGTGGCTGTGGTGCTGCTGTCTTCTGTGCTGGTGCCGCTGCTGGTGCCGCTGCTGGTGGTGGTTCTTCTTCTGTGGCCTGGAACGACCCCAATACAGATAGTATTTTTTGTTTAGTTTGTCTGTCTCCAGTTGCCAATTTCCAAAATGCTCCAGACATTACATACGCCTCTGTGGGTGTAAGCACTTTGCTAAGTGGTGTGCCTTTTTGTGCAGATTTAAGTTTTGTAAATATGGCTGCAAATTTAGCAGAATCTACCCCCAATAGTGTCGATATTTGTGCAAGATCAGCCGTCCCTGATGTATCCACAGTAGTTGGTTGCGCAATCTCCTCGTTCAAGGCAGATGAATGTGATATGAGGTTGATCCATTCACGTAAATTGTTTGAATTCATAGTAGATATTTCCTTGATTATTGTTGTATTTGGTTTGACCTGGTCATACGGCGCGGCCACAATTTTTTGATTAATGTATGCAAGTGGTTGTAAAATGATTTCATTGCTGACGTTCAAAACTTTTGTAATTATACCCAATGCAGTAAATATCATTGAAGGATCTGCAAATTTTGGAATCCATGTGTAGATATCTCGTAGTTGTTGAACTATGTAATCCGTAATCTGATCTTTGATTTGATCAACCGATATTGATATTGCTCCTTGAAATTTCTTTAACCAAGCATTTGAAACACATGTAAAAATCAATGTAATGATGAAATCTTTTACCTCCCGGCCCTGTGGAAATTTTGACACAATAATGGATTTTAGAGCTGGTGCGGTGATCAATTTCATCTTTTGTTTTAGCATCTTTTTTAGAAGAAAAGTTGCTGTGTTCAAAAATTCAGCATTGCTGAATACTTTGTACAATACCTGCATTGCCTGTGTGGTATTTGTTACAACAGTGACTACTTCTTGTGCTTTATTTCCCAGAAATTGTTTTGTTTTGTCAAACAGTCCCTCCAGAAGCAAATCGTCCGATAATGTGGTAGATATGGAATTTAAGCCAAGTTGGTTGCCTGTGCTAAGGTATGTGCCAGCCAAATAATCGGAGTTGCTTAAGGTTCTTTTATTTGTAACCTGGGATTGGTTTACAATATTGATTAGGTGACGCAATGAGGGATCGTGCATTATGGTATTTATATATGTCGGCTTAGTAGTGTGGATTACCAGGCTCTACAACTCCAGTAACGGGCCTTGAGCTTGCTGCCGGGATTCTCACAGTGATGGCGAGCACGAAAGCTCTTGCGACGACCAGGTATGCTGCGCTTGATGCGCATGGTCTTGTCACCAAAATTGACCTTCTTGATGTTGCCGGTCTTGGGATCTTTCACATACACTTTGGATTTTTTTACATCTCCATGCATGGGTTTGTTTAGCGGCACAGTGCGGCCGTGATATTTGGCTTCAGTAACAGTGTCCAACATGCCCAGAGTTTCCAAGATGTGAATCAGGGTGTCGTCAGCTTCCAACACCACTTCTCCCTCGTCGAGAACACTGTGTATAAGGGTTTCCACTTGAATTTTGTCACTGAACTCCAACAAGAAACCATCGTGCTGTTGGGGTTGTTCTTCCAGGATATTGATCCATTCGCGCATGTTGTTCATAGAGATATTTATCGCCAGATAAATATTCAGCAAAGTAAGGGTGATGCAATGAAAATACATGATTTATTCCAGGGATTGTTTGAGGGCAAGCAACAGAAGCCACACGAGCTTTTGGCACACAGCATGCCCCATACCATGACATTTCCTGACATGGATCCCAACTATGAATTTTATAGATTTGTTGTGGCCATGGCAGGAACACCGGAAAACAACAATTCCGGTCAACAAAGTCCCCTGCGTGACGTGCCATTGGCTGTGGCATATACTGCTCAAGAAGCTGACATGATACAGAAAGTTTGCCACCGGATGGGAATCAAACACATGGTAATAGCCGACACCAATAGCAAAGAGCTGCCTGCCACACACAAAATAAGCCCTGTGCCCAAGCGTAAGAAATTTGAATAACAATTCCTTGACAGCGCTACAGACAGCATATATAGTGCAGAACTTATTATAGGGAATACAAATGAGCACATATTGGGGATACCACCTTGCAATCGACGCGGCCGGCCCAGAGTTGGCAGCCATCAGCAGTGCCGACCAAGTAACTGCGTTTGCAAAAGAATTAGTCAAGCGTATTGACATGGTGGCATTTGGTGAGCCGCAGGTTGTGCGATTTGGCACAGGCAACAAGGCTGGCATTACCCTGGTTCAATTGATTGAAACTTCAAATATTTGTTGCCACTTTGTGGAAGATGACGGTGCAGGCGGCACCAGCTTCTATCTAGACGTTTTTTCTTGTCGGGAATTTAATACGGATGACGTAATTCGGTGTTGTGCTGACTACTTTGGCAGCACCCGGAACCGAATTCATTATTTTGTGCGTCAAGCCTAACCACTATTCGACATAAGTGGTCTGGTGGGGTTAAATATAGATAACCCCACAAGAGGATTTACAATGAAAAGATTATTTTTAACAGTCATGATGCTGTTTAGCGTATCTTACGCGGCGAACGCAGCACAGGCTCCAGCACAACCAGCCGCAGCGTGTCAAGCCCAAATGCCATTTGGCATGGCACAAACACAACGTCAAGGCTTGGTGGCACTTTGCCACTACAGCTATCTCACAGTTGTTGACCCTGCTGCCAAAATACCTGTTTATGTCAGTTACACATTGACCCCACAGCATGCCTTGGGGTGTTTGCCACGCACTGATGCATTCGCAGCCGATGCCAGCATGCCCGGCGGCGCAACGCCCGGTGATTATGCCGGCACTGGTTTTGACAAGGGACATGTGGCACCAGACGGTGACATGAGTTTCGACAATCAAGCCGAAACGGAAAGCTTTTTGATGACAAACATGCTGCCACAGTTGCCCAGCTTAAATCGCGGCATCTGGAAGCTATTGGAAACATCAGTTAGAGGCTGGAGTTACCAACAAAATCAAATCTTTACCATCTATGCAGGTCCCATCTATGGTGCAGGAGACAAGACCATTGGCAAAGGTGTAGTGGTTCCGCACGGATTTTTCAAGATTGTGATTGATGACACTACCGGTGCAGTTGCAGCATGGCAGTTTCCACATGCGCCCAATCAAGGCAACTTGGGCAATGACCTCACCAAGTTCCGTGTGCCAGTCGCACAGATTGAACAAACTGTGGGCATCAAGTTCGGTTTCCCAGCTGGTGCAGTGGAACTACAGCCGGGCAAAGAATGGGGTGTGGATTTTGGCAAGCTCACGGCGGCCAAGAAATCTAAATGCGGGGCCAATGCAACCGAATAACACCAGGCAGCAGTAGGATAGATTTAGTTACATGAAGCAGGAACAGCAATGTTTCCTGCTTCATCTGCGATGCGCTACTTGCATCTTGATGATGTATGTATTATCTTTGTGGAATACCTTAACAAGGATATATTGCATGATTACTCAACAAGAATTGAAACAGGCATGTCATGATCTACATGAACAAGCCGAAAAGACTGCTATTGCCCAGGCGTTGATAAACGGAACCATCGCCGCGTCGCAATACAAGCAGCTAATGTGGCAGCTTTACATGATTGCAGACGCGCTGGAATCTCGAGTAAACCTGGGGTTGGGTGACCTTAATCGCCGCCAGTGGCTGGCACAAGACTGTGCACACAGCGGAGATGGCAAGGTTAGTACATTATTGACAACCAGCAACTATGTAAGTGACCTGTTGACCTTGCGTGATGATCAGCTACGTGGCCATGTCTACGTTCATTACATGGGCTGGCTGTATGGTGGTCAGATGTTGCGCAAGGCATTGAAACTACCCACAGCTCACTTGCAATTCCAGAACGTCAAGGCCTGTGTGGATCAAATACGCACAAACATCCTGGCTGACATTGCCACAGCAGACGCCGATCAAGCACAGCGCGGCTTCCAAAGCATAATTGAGATCTATAATGAGCTGTACTCAGCAAGTTGAGGTCATTGGGCGTAGATTGCTGCAAGTAATTGCAATGCACCCGTTCGTGCAGCCT